ACAAACAAAAATAATGAAAAACTTGTATTCATAATGAAAAACTTGTATTCATAATGAAAAACTTGTATTCATAATGAAAAACTTGTATTCATAATGAAAAACTTCATGTTTAAATGTATTTATTACACATATAATAGAGTTAGATAATAATTTAAAATTATTATGCTAGTTATTTAGGACATTTATATATAACTGTCTTACCATATACGATATATTTATTAATATATATATCATCTGGGACTACCAGTTAAAATATTTATTATATAATTATTGTATAATAGATATTTACGGATTATATGGAGATGTATATAGTTTATAAGAGTTCCCATATGTTTATTATATATAATGCTGTGACGAGCAACTTGAAATCCATATAAAACAATATCCACATAGATTAATAAAAGTTATAATTTCAATACACACTTTTAAAGCGTATTGAATGATTTAAGGATTAAATATATGGTTTAACATACAGATTGCGATCCAGTCGTCGTTTTGTGCGTCTATACCTAAGTCATGAATTACATAGATATTGCCGACAAGATTCGCTTTCACACCTTTACGTATGTCTTTAATGTATTTTGAATTATTGCCGCTAAGGCAACAATTCATAAATTCCAAGTGGAGATGAGATGAGGGAATGGATTTATCGTCTCCTGGCGCTGGATCTGTATATATGTTTGATATATTACGAAGCATAGCGTGTGTTACAAGAGCGTCATACTCCATTGGACCTACTGCATTGTGTAATTTCATCACAGAAGAAACAATATTTCCGCATTGATACAAATCTCTTACTTGATAGCCATTTTTTTGGTAGATGTTAGCGATCTGTTTCAAAATATTATCTGTTGATTCTTCCGGAGAAATAAGTTTCAATTTATCAATGATTGCTTGACACCCTAATTCTGTGGCAACATTTATTTCAAAATTGAGAATATAAGTAGGACCATTAATAATGAGCTGAGTTAACCCATATTGGTTATAGAATGCAGAATTAATGATTTGCGTGGAATTTCCGTACTCGTCTTTTATTTCAGAAACGGTGCGCATTTTCACTTGATCTGGTGACCGAGTGGTAAAGAATGCGCCAAGTTGTATTGGTCTGAATTGATTCAACAAATCAGGGTAGTGTAGAAACAGACGTGTGTTCCACACCTCAAGGGGGTAACGATGGCATTTTTCTTGGCCAATGTAAGTAACATTTGGTGATTCTACTGCTTTGGCCATGTAGTTGAAACCGGGTCCCATTATTTGAAAATGTGCCTCAGGTTGATTATTCATTAATTCGTTAAAGTTTTTTGCGTCCTCGTGACCGATCAAAAGAACATAATCATATCGAGTGAGTCTAAGGGAATCATAGTTCATAAATTTATTATCCCCTACCATATCAAGATGTATTCTTGGAATATAATTTGTAATCCCAAATTTGCTGAGATCATCATCACCTGGTATGATAGCACGAGAATCTACACCGAGTAGTTTCTCTAATAGAGATGCTCGATTTCTGCGTGTCTCTGTCGTTCCTCCAACTGCACAAAATGTGAGTTTAGATGTCGGGGTAGAATATGAATGCATATAGTAACCAATTAGACATGCGACAACAAGCGGTAGTACTACAAGTAGAATCTCATATATATATTTAGAATATATTACATCCAAACTGGATATGATATATTTCATACAATTCTCCAAAATCGGAGCAGTAATAGCTAAAATAACTAAACCTAAAAATATTCGAGAACATAAATTATGTTGAGTATTAATGGGTTCCTTTTTGCTATGGTTAGATCGACTAAATGAACGTTTACCCATATTATTTTTTGTATTAAATGTTGAATTAAATGTTACTTATTATATTTATTATATTATATTATTATTATTATTATTATTATTATTCTATTAGGTGTCATTTTTAAATCAAGATAATATTCACTTTAGTAATCAGTATAGTGAATACATAACCATGAATGGTACCAATAAATGTAGACGAAAATATAAATGATTCTTTTATTCGATTTACATCAGAATTATTAGTAGATTTGTGAAGAACAAATATATATCAATTATAGCAATTTTATAATTATATTTAAAAATATTATTTGTGGTATACGCATTTTTGTAATGTATTAACACGCAAACTAACACTTGGTGATTAAAAACAGTATTCATCAGCAAAATCGGCGTCGTTGCTCTATTTACAATTATTTGTCGTATACTCATTTTTGTAATGTATTAACACGCAAACTAACACTTGATGATTAAAAACAGTATTCATCATCAAAATCGGCGTCGTTGCTCTATTTACAATTATTTGTCGTATACGCATTTTTGTAATGTATTAACACGCAAACTAACACTTGGGGGATTAATCATACCATCAATATTTAATAAAATATAAAATATTAAAAATAAAATGTTAAACTTAATTATATTATGTCATCAAAAACACAAAAATATAAAAAATATGAAGGATTAAGTCCCTTCGAATTAAAAAATAACTTAATTAAACTTGCGTCAAATGATAATATTGATAATATACTTAACAGTGGGCGTGGTAATCCAGATTTCCTTAATACCCCAGTTAGAAGATGCTTCGCTCATCTTCAACTTATATGTTTACAAATGTCTGATAATATTGCACCAAATTTAGCAACATTCCCACTGCCAGGCGAGAAAAAATACAAAAAACTATTACTCTCAAAAATAAAAAAACTAAATTCAAATAAAGATCGTGTATTTTTAAAAAAATACATTAATTTTATTTCTAAAAATAATAAGAATTCGGAATTGGCATTGCAACAATTGGTTATATCTGTTCTCGGATGTTTCTACCCAGAACCACCTCAAATACAATCATTTATTCCTTCAATCCTTGAACCATATATGTTTGATATTATGTTTGGAACTAAAAAAACAAAAGAAAAGCCATCTAATTATAATTTTTTTCCAACCGAAGGGGGTACTGCTGGCATTCTTTATGTATTTGATACACTTCATATAAATGGTATTATAAACAATGGTGATAAAATTGCAGTTATTACACCAATATTTAGTCCATATTTAGAATTACCAGGATTAAAAAAATATAATATGAAAATTATAGAACTAAAAGGTGATCCAGATAATAATTGGAAACTAAGTGATTCTGAAATTAATAAGTTAAAAGATAAGTCAATAAAAGGTTTGTTTATGGTAAATCCTGGGAACCCTACTGCATATTCATTGCCATTAGACAATATTAATAAAATTGGTAAAATTGTTAATACAATTCGAAAAGATTTGGTTATTGTATCAGACTGCGTATATGCCCCATTTACCGACGAATATAATTCACTGATGTATAGTTGTCCGAAAAATACAATTGAAATATTTTCATTAAGCAAATACTTTGGATGTACCGGTATTCGACTGGGTATTATCATGTTAAGAAACGAAAACAGATTTTCTGAGTTATTAAAAAAACTACCATCTAGTAAAAAAAAAAAATTAAATGATAGGTACAAGGTGGTATCACTAGATCCTTCAAAACTTACATTTATGCAAAGATTGGTTTTAGACTCGAGACAGGTTGCAGAAGCACATACCGGAGGATTATCAACACTTCAGCAAATCATGATGTCTATGTTTGTATTTTTTGATATGGATGATACTAAACATAAATATAAAAAAAATATACAAAAAATTTTAAAGAAAAGAATGAAATTACTATACAGTGAATTGAAATTTATGCCTGATGAAAATTCACGGTCTACTAATTATTATACGCTGATCGATTTACCTCATATTACAGAATTATTATATGGGAAAAAAGCAAAAGAAAAATTAATGAAAACGCATTATCTTGAATTTTTATTTCATCTATCTAAAAAATATCATACAGTTCTATTACCAGGTGTAGGGTTTGCGGGAAATAAACGATCGTACAGGGCAAGTCTTGCAAATCTTAGAACAAATGATTACAAGCAAATTAGCAACAATATTAAAAATACTATTAGAGATTTAACTAAATAATTATATATGAATATTATATAATTATGAATTACACTGAATATATTAAACCATTCTTACTTGGCGGAACATTGATCGCTGGATCAAAGTATATTTCAAAATATGCTGATCCCAAATACGGGTCTTTAATAGCAGGGATTCCAACTGGTATTATTGGATCATACTTTATATTGGGAAATAATTCAAAAAAAAAATATTATAATGGGTATTTAGTATCATCTATAATGATTACATTGTCAATACTATTTATTAATATAATCTCAAGACAATTCCCAACCATGGGTGTTAATAAACTATCATTATTGGCTATCCTTTTATGGATAACTGTTTCATTCATTGCGATTAAATATGAAGTTGAATAAAATTTTTATTAGTTATAATGTCATAATGATTAATGTGTATGTGTATTAGTATGTGTATTAGTATGTGTATTTGTATGTGTATTAGTTATATTTATTCATCTGTTTTTTTTCGAGTAATAACTTCTAATACTCTAGTCGCATCATCAACATAATAATACCCACTTAAATACCTCACTCTCATTTCTTCTATAAGAAATGTTATACTTGGTGTTAAATACCACCCCTCATAAAACAAACACCTGAATTGTGTCATTTTGACTTCACTTGTTAGTTGTTTGCTACTCGGATCTTTCGCCAGTCGTAACGGAGAACGTATATCTCCACCATCCGATATATTCTGAATACGCTGAGCCCTATTAATTTGAGAAAATATATTATCAATATTAGCACGGCATTGTGGACAACGATCTATCATATAATCATCTGATGTGTCATGTCCAAATGCATATGCAAATTGAAGTTCTTCGTATGTAGTAGATTCTGGATTATATACCTTACCATGAATGCACATTGTTAAATTAAATAGTGTGTCATCTGATATTTTATCATTTGTGTACTCATGTGCATCAAATATAGTACAATCATTTGTAAATAATATTTTACGTGCTTTTTCACCCAATTGGCATATACGATTGGTATCACTAATGATATCATCACACGTGTTTATGTATTTACTTAATTGCTTATATATGCCATTATCCGTATACGGTGAGGTCTCTGCTAATATATGTAATACTGCTGGGACATCTTTATATTGTTCAATTAAATCACGTTCTCGTTTAAATAATTTAATATATTCTAATAAAATGAGTCCATATAACATATTTGTATCTTTTTTACATTTCAATGTCCATCCTTCAATATAATTTTTTACCAAATTTTTCGTTGGAAATACACCTCTGCTTAAATTTTCAAGTACCATTGTTAAATATTGCTCTGTGTGACATTGTATTTTTTTTTCAATTTGAATTGGTCTAAAATTTTTTGTATTTATTCTTTCTTGTTTATTAATTAAATAAAGTCCAATTGTTGGAATTGTTGATCGTGATACATATCGTGCATTGAATATGAAACGACAATCGTCTCGTACCCAAATAGGTGGTACTTGTGAATATATTAATGAATTCTCTAATATATATTTTTCTAATCTCCCAGATGATGATAATCTATCTGATCCTTGTGTTAAAATATCTGATGTTATACTTGAAAGTCTTTCTTTGATAACATCAAAATGTATATCGACAGAATAATCCCCGGAACTAAAATTACAAATTGTGGTTGATACATTTACTGAATTATTCGATAATCCTATTGAATATACTGTCGATATACATTTTGACAGTATAACTGATTTACTATTATAGTAAAATAATTTTATATATTTGTATAATTCATCATATGTTCCAAACCATTCAATATGTATATTAGGTAATTTCATGTTTTTCATTGTTTCTATTATTTGGTATTTATCCACAAATAGAATCGAAATTGCACCCCATATTAATCCAGGTAACCCATGGACAACTATTTGAGGTCTAGTATACCAATCTTCTTTCATTAATGTTAGAATTTGTATAAATAATATCCATGGATGCATATCATCTTCGTTCTTATTTAGTTCGCTTAATACAGCAGTTGACGTGCTTCCAAAAGTATGTCCATATTTGATCTTGGTAGAAGTTGATTTTAACATATGATTATAAATATAACCATATTATTTGTCATTAAAAGTGTCATTTTTTATTATTTCTTATGTGCTTTTTTATGAAATATTATGGAATTTTTAAGCTGGACAGACCATCTAACTGGCTTGCCTTTTTTTAACTGTTTTCCCTGCAACACTATATAATTTAATTTTAAGTTTTTTGAAAATAAATACCCCCCTCTCCGATATTCCTGTTTTACTTTGTCAATATATTTAATATCAGTCCATTGTTCCAACTCTTTTATTTCTTTTTTATATTTTATTATACAAAACCCCTTTAATTCTTCGAATATCTCTTCGGGTGTTAGTTTCATTATATAATATATATATATATTTTCACATATTGGTGCGAGTTTGATTTATTTAAAGATCCATATATATGTAAAAACTTGAATTAATGATATAGACTACCCCTATATATTATCTTTAATAATTTATAATTATGATTTTAATCATTGTATCATGTTTATATTATACCCCAACTGTCGTAAAATTCTTTAATTCATATAAAGAATTCTCTTCCAAATGTTCAATTATATTATTTAACATTGTTTCTGATAATACAATTACTAGTTCGGTTGCATTGTCTGTTTTAACCTTATACTTATCATCGCCTATATATTCAATATCTGATATCGACATACTTACTTTTGGTTTTGGACCACGCTTCTTTCCCTTTGTCATAACTGTAATTTTATTTGTAAGTTCTGATGTAAGTTCTATGAGGTCCTTTACCTGTTTTTCTAATAATTCAATTCTTGTAATGACCGGTTGATCAACTGTTCCTATTTTTTTTGTTATACTTGACATATTTAATTTATTTATAACTTACTTATTAATAATTTTATCAATTTTTGTTTTTATTTTTTTTTGGATATAATATTGTTTTTAAAACCAGTGTAAAAAAAAATGATTTTATTATTAATAAGTAAGTTATAAATAAATAAATATATAATGAATACAAATAATACACATAATACAGCAACTGCAGCAAATGCAGCAACTGCAGTAACTGCACCAACTTTAACAAATGATATCTGGGATACCACACCCTTGTCATTAACGATTGATGCATTAAATATTAATGATGAGGCTCTTCCTACTAATAAAAGTAGGGAACACAATAAAAGCTTTATTAAAATTAATAGACATAATAAAAAAAATAAAAAACATAGTCCTAGACACTATGGTAAAAATGGCAATAACAAAGTCAAAAATTATGGTGGCATAAAAAATAGCGACAAAAAAGAAACCGATCAGAATAATTACGTTAATATTAAGGATATCAAAGCACTTACCAAAACAGTGCGAGATGAACATAATAAAAATCGATTTATGATTGCTGCAACAATGGCAAAAGATGAAATTACAAAAGATTATCTAACAAAAATTAAAAATGCTGCATCGGATGGAGTAGCTTATGCTGACCTATATAGTTGGGGGTTCGTGAAAGATAGAAAAGATAAGAGTTATTGTTTTAACAATGTTCGAGTTAGTGATATCCTTTTTAGAGAACCAACAGATGAAAACCAAAATGTAATAGATGAATGTCTAAAAGATATTTTGGAAAAAGAATTTAAAAATCAGGGGTTTGGATTTTCAATATATTCGTGGAGAGATTCCACTGATAGAAAAAAATCAATTCGAATTAGCTGGTATGACCAGCATAATGACAATGATTATCGCACAAATGATTCAAACAATTCAAACAATTCAAACAATTCAAATGATTCAAATGATTCAAATGATTCAAATGATTCAAATGATTCAACTGATACATATAATACATATAATACATATAATACAACCAAAGAAATGGTATAATGTATTTGGTCAGTTTATTTCACGCATATGGTGAAAAAATTATAACAAAAAAAATGATATTTTTTTTTATTAATATATAACTTAATATATTAATAAATGAATACATATAAAGAAATAATTACTTCATCAGATAAAACTGGTGTAAATCAACAAAATAATACTTCATTAAGACATCGAATTGATCAACTTGTTAATATAAATGCAATGCTTGATTTTAAAATAAGTAGACTATTAATGGAAATTAATGCAAAAAAATCTCGCACGAGTATCGATACGGATATGTTCCCTGACTATTTAGGAGGGAATATCCGACCATTCGTCATCACCGATTCAATCAAAAAAAAACATTGAGTCATTAATTATAAAATTTACATTATGAGGTGTTTTAACTCTTTTATAAGTTTTTTTTTATATTTGTCTGTCCCCATATTGATAATGTGTTTCTGATTTAACATAAATATATTTAAATCATTGAAATTACTCATATAATTTACACCAGTGTATAATCTTTTTAAATTATCAGTTAATATCTCTCTCATATAGGTCCCGTCACGATCCAACACCCATCTACCGGATTTCCAATATTCAAGCTTTCTTTCACTGATATAATTTATTGATTCCATTCCATCTTGCATATAAATTTGCTTTATTAACATAGCATCACTAAGAATGCTATGTTTTTTTAAATGTTTAATAACAATACATTTATCTATATCTAGTTTTTCTTTTACAATATTTTTAATATCATCACCATGAATTCTTACTGGTACTTTATTCATATCATTTATATTCTTTAATAACATCTCCATTTTTTCGTGCATATTACCGACATCATTGTCATTTTTTTCTATTTTTTCTAAAATCATATCGTATTTTTTATTTACATTTGTAAATTCATTCTTCAACATTATCAATATCTTGTCAATTCCATTATTAACAACATTTTCTACTTGAATCTTTTCGTGAATCTTTTCTTGAATCTTTTCTTGAATCTTTTCTTGAATCTTTTCGTGAATCTTTTCTTTTTTAATTAATGTTACCGAAACATATCGTTCGGGTTTTATAAGATTTATCTTTTGCATGTCTAATGTATAAATATATATTTTATATTTATTTTTATCATTTTTTTAACAATTCTTAATAAATATGCATCATATATATATATGTCAAATACACATAAATCTCCCTATTGGATTGCCATGAATGAAACAATTATGAATTCTGATAAATATATAACTGAATCTAATAAAACTGAATCATTTTCCCAAATATCAGGGTATGAACCTGATTATAATCCTGATGTTTGGAATTTAAATTATAATATTAAAGAAAATCATAACTGCTATGCTTATGCTATTAATAAGCTTGCTCCAAATAGACAGGATAAATCACAACCAGGGTATTGGTCTAATTTCTCATCTCTGAGAAATACAGACTACTCGTGTGCAACATTCCTTAAAAGATTGAAAAAAGATATTCCTGGATTATATATTACTGATTTTAAAACCAAATGTAAACCTGGATTCTCAAAAGCATTTCTTGCTGTTGCAAAAAATAATAATAATAATACAGATTATGATTCAGATAAAGATTATCATTTTTATAGACAAGACTCAAGCAAGTTTTGGTCTCACAAACCCGGAAGAACATCTGCTACAAATTTAGATGCTTCTAAACAAAAAATAATTAATCCATTAATTGCTGACAGAAAATATGATTATTTTAATTATTCATATCCATGCTTCTTCTTCTGTGTTAATACAAAACTATCAAGCTTATCATCGTCATCTAAATAAAAAATATAATAATATTGTAATATTATTATATATGAAGCTACATAAAAAATATTTAATCGAGGATACCATTCTTGGGGTAGGAACTTATTCAGTTGTTCATGCAGGTATCAACAAATTTGATAATAGCACTGTTGCAATTAAAAAAATAACTAAAACTAAAAATAATATTATTAACGAACTTAATATTTTGAGAAAAATTGATGATTTAAATATATGTAATATGATTGATTATTTTGAAGGAGATAATGACCACTTTATTATTCTTGAATTATGCAATACTAACCTACACGAATACATTAAACATCACGGGTATCTTCAAGAAACAAAAGCACAATATTATTTTAAACAACTGTCACATGGTCTTGAGTATTTGCAAGATTCAAATATAATTCATCGTGATATTAAACCAGAAAATTTACTTATAGATGAATTTGATACACTTAAAATTTCTGATTTTGGATTTGCAGTCAAATTTGAAGAAAATGAAACGTTTGAAATTTTATGTGGAAGTCCTTTATACATGGCACCTGAAATTATGAAATCAAAACAATATAATAATAAAATAGATCTTTGGAGTTCCGGTATTGTTCTATTTCAAATGTTATTTAATAAAACACCTTATACTGCAAAAAATCATTATGAACTTTTACAAAAAATTGAATCAAAACATGTTTCAATACCAAATAACTTCTGTATTTCGGAAAATTGTAAAAATATATTACAACATCTATTGGTTAAAAACCCTATTAAAAGAATTAATTGGAAAAAATTTTATAAACATCCTTTTATTTATGATCAACCAAAATCTATTCCACACATCATACATAAATCAAATCCCATATCTATACCATCATCTAATAAAAAGATGAATGTGTCTTTTTCACCAAGTGATAATAATTCTATTAAAATAATTGATACCCCTGCTCATAGTCTAACAAATGAATCATTTATTAATTCATTCAATGAATCTCTTATTACTAGAATGAAAAATCCCGATATGTTTAGAATATCATATGATTATTCTGGATTATAATCCTCTATTTTTGCTAATATAATTGATCTCATATCTGCCCATTGACTGATATGCTGGTCCGTCATATTATCACCATTCATAAATATCTTATAATCTATCTCATTTATATAATTATTTAATTTTATTATCTTTGGGTTTATTTTTATTGATTTAACTGATTCGGATGATTCGGATGATTCACTTGTTTTTTTATTTTTATTTTTGCGTTCATTATAATCAATAAAGTGATTTTGAATAGTCTTTGATATTCCTGCAATTTTCTCATCATATCCAAGCTCATTCGTATAATATTTTATTTTGTTATCTAAATAGCTGGACCTATACTGGAAAATTTCTAATATTCCTTGTAAGAAAAAATCACGATATTTACTAAATTGTGTTTTATCTGATATGCATTCTGATAATTTATTATTAATTGTAGCAAAACTTGTTGACTTCTCTGTAATTGATCTGTATGATATTACTCCCTTTTTAAGGGCAACCTTTAATAAAATTAAATCAATCATTAATTTATGACTACCCCCTATAAATTTATATTTATTTTTTTTATTTTTGGGTGTGAGTGCAGTGTTATACCAATTTGTTAAATTGATGCGAACACCATCTATTGTTATAACATAACCGTTGGCATTATTCTCCCATGAATTAATTTTTTTTGTAACTATTTCTTTGAATGTATCCCGAAGAGGTCTCATTATCATAGCATAATCATTTATTCTAAAAAAATCAAATGAATCAGCATAATTCCAATGAGGTAATTCTTCTCGTGATACATTAAAATGCACGTATCGATCTGATATATTCAGGTGTATACGTGCATTTTTGATTTTTTCTTTGAATTTTTTAGTAATATATTCCTCCATATTGGTTGCATTAAAATATATTTTTTTATTATATTCTTGTATAATATTAACATCATATTGTGGTTTTTTAGCATCGCTGTATTGTGGTTTTTTAGCATCGCTGTATTTTTGTTTTTTACCATTGCGTAGTGCACCACCTTTTTTCCATTTTATGTCCTTTTTAACAGTATTAGTTTCTTTCTTTAATTTACTTTTATCAAACCCATATGGGCTCAATCTTTTTTTTTGTAATTTTAGATATTCATCGTAAAATAAATAAGGGTTTAACTCAAATACCTTTTTATTAAAACATTCTAATAAATAGGCAACTGATAATTTATTAAATTTATTGAATTTATCAAAATTAAATCCAGTTCTTGTGTCTTTAAATAAACCATTTAAATGTCCCTCAATAGTTGTATCATCAAAAAATACATCATCTGTCGCATTAAAACCTGTATCTACGGTTATATTATAAATATATGAAAATGATGATACTAAATCCGGATAAATTTCAAATAAATCAACATCATGATCAATTTTAAAATTATGCTTTGCGCCAATATTCATATACGCCTTCTTGTTATTGGAGAATATTCTGATTTTGTAAATTTCATATAATTCTATATAAGCTTTTTTTAGCATTTCTGATTCTTTTCTAATTCTGATTGTTATATTTGCAATAATATTTTTTAAAACAGTTTTATCTTTAAAATTCAAGAATTTTTGTTTCAAACCATTTTCGCCTATAAATTTGTCTTTATCATATTTGAGTTTTTTGTCATAATATTTTTCAATATGTTTGGTAATTTTGTTACGAGAACTATTTGCACTATTCATATTATTATATTTATACATGATAATATTTTTATAAGTCTAATGGTATTACATCACCATTGTTTATATAATTTAAACTTGATCTATTACAACATAACTTCTTTACAAGTTTATGATAATTCTTCTAACTCTTCTAATGATGTTACATAATCGCACTTATGATATGTTGGACTTGTTTCATTGCAAAATTTTATAATTTCTTTCTTAATGTTATCAACATTAGAACCCCACGTTACTGTTTTTTGTGTATAAAAATTACGATTTGTTACTAAGTTAAATATTGTTCTTTTAATTAATGTTGATTTTTTAGAACCAAATGCATTTTTTACTTTATCATAATCAAGTACCTTCCATCTTAATGGGTCATTCAATTTAGAAGATTGTTCATTTAATATTAATAATCCTCTGTCATATAACAAATTATGAATCATGGTATGTGTGAGTTTATTATACATCTTAATTTCACCTTCATTATATAATTTACTTAAATTTAATATTCCTCTAACTTTTATAAAACCAGATGTTATTATATATGGTATAAATATTTCTCTCCCATTATACATTAACTGTTTACTCTTCGGAACTCCTAGATTACTATTGTTATTATTTAATATATTGGAATTATTTAGTAATATATTTCTTAATTCTAAAGTATTAAAATTAGATGAACTTTTATCACTATCAAACAACGTACTTGTTGATGTAGAACCACTCTTTCGTTTTTTTAATTCCCTTTTAATATCAATTGGACTAATATTATTTACTTTTGCCATAATCCTTGACACATTTATATTGAACAACTTATCATACTTACCATTGCGTAATATATCAATTTTAGATGTAATTAATAAAATATAATATGTAATATCATACTTAATATATTCTACCTGTGTTATTATCAATTCTACATTCGACAAAACCTTATTTGTTATCGTTTTTTTATTTTTTTTTAAATGTTTGTTCACTTTTATTAAAAGTTTATTCATTCTATTATATTCATTTACACTATTGACAATTAAATCAAAGGTTTCTTTTAAATCATTCTTTACTAAATTTGAATTTTTAATTTTAACAATTTTAACAATTTTTTTTGTTGAATTATTAAAATCAGTAATTTCATCATGATATAATTCCAGTTGTGCAAGATACGTCTCTTTTTCTAAATCAAGTCTCTTTTTAAATAATTGTGGTAATCTTGTGATATCTCTTAATTTATGATGTCTTTGTTTTAATTTTAATATTATACGAGTTATATATGATACATACTCTTTCTTACTTTTAATAAATTTTCCTTCAGTTTTTGTATTAAAAATTCCATACTCTACATTCTTTATTAAAATTTTATAAATATTTTCTTTGAACATGTTTATCATATTAGCAACTGTATTATTTTCATTATTATTTTCATTATTATTTTGACGTAATTCTTTAATTTTGTTATTGAATAAGTTAAAATTTATTTTGTCGATTGTACAATATCGTGATTCATCCATCTCATCAAATTTCAATAACTCGTTTTTTATGTGCCTACCTTGAGTTGGTAATTTATCCAATCCGATTAATTTAAATAAATTTCTAGATGATATCTTATTTGTATCAGATTTATTCTTTAAAGCTTTATTAAATTGTCTGATTCCTGTCAAAATTATTAACAATATTCCAGTGTATTTAATATCAGCTATTTTACCTTCCGCTAATAAATACGAATGCTGTGTTCTCACTTCTTTATAAATATTCCTATCATTTTTTTCGTATACACTCGTAGATAAAGATTCGTATGCAACATTACCGAATTGAATTTTATATAAAAAATTATCGCATTTGATATTAATTTCATGGACATTATTTAACCAATTTATGATTTCTGTATTTATGTTATCGTATAATTCTTCTTTTAAATTTAATTTGATATTTACCTTTGCATACTTTACTATTTTATCTAATGTGTTAAATGTGCTAACTATACCTAACCTTTTTGGTACCACTGATATATCATCTAATATGCCATCATTATTTAATATAATTATTGAACTCTTTTTATTTATCTTAATAACATTTTCAAAATCGATTTTATTAATATCTTTTATATTCTGACTTAATTTTTTAATCTCATTTGAGAGGATTTTTGATTCTTTTGATAAAACATCCCCAGGTTTATTATGTGCCTTTATCTTACGTTGAACCTTTTCAATGTATTCCTTATTATCTGTATCACTCATATATAATAAATTGAATATTTTTATTTTGAGTTTTTATTCAAACTATTATTTAAAAAATATTTGATATTAATATTTATGGATAATTGGGTTTGTTACATTATTGAAAATAATGGATGTACTTATGTTGGAGCATCAAATAATGCAACCAAAAGACTAAGGGCTCACAATGGTGAAATATCTGGTGGAGCTAAATATACCAGAAGTAAAGGGTGTGGATGGAAACATGTTTGTATAATTCACGGCTTTCCAACAAAAATAGAATCGCTTCAATTTGAATGGGCACTAAAACATGTTCGTCCTAAAAATGCAGGAGGTATTAATAATAGAATAAAAAAACTAATTATATTATTAAATAAAAAACAATGGACACGTAAATCACCACTTGCCGAAACAGTGCCATTGACTGTTGAATGGGTTAATGATTTATATAAACCGGACAATATTATTGTACCATCATATATCCAAGTTCATTAACCCTATGATTAGTAATGATGATATTTTTAATATATGGTTACGAGGAATATTGTCGATCTGAGTAAATGATTTCAATCTGATTTTTGTAACTATAGTAGTTGGTGTATGATAATCAGAACTTTCCATTACATCCCATGTTCCATTGATTGTTAATATATTACCTGGATAATGTATTTTTATTAATACATTTTTATTTTGATTATAGTCAATCGACATTGAATAACCCTCTTCTAAAATTATTTCACCAACCCATATTATTTTTGGAACACCAGTTGATTGAACATCAGTTGATTGAACACCAGTTGATTGAACATAAAGATTTCCTGGATTTATATCCCATTTTTTTAAATTTTGTGCATTTATTTTATTTTTCCCAAATGTATATATTTTTTTATCTATTGAATGTGTAGTTGAATGTGTAGTTGAATGTGTAGTTGAATGTGTAGTTGAATATGTTCTGGTTGTATCACCCAACCCTGTTACAAATACATTTACAAATACATTTACAAATACATTTACAAATACATTTACAGTTACGTTCTTCTCATTAATTGTTGTCGAATTTATAGTTATATTTTTTAATATATTCTTCAATAATAATGTATCGTACACTGGTACAATATCATCACTTATACTTAAATAATTTAAAATGTTATCACCAAATATTTTATATGCATATTTTGGCATACAACATTTACCAAACCTTAATGGAGCATTATTATTATTTTTATAAAGATCGTCTATTATAGTTTGTTCCATCATTTTTGCAAAAACTTTTTTTGCATCTGGTACACCACGTTCTTCATTTAAATATTTAATTATTTCGTTATATTTTTCGGGTTTGTTTTTAAATTCATGTAATATTTTATCCTGTTTTATTAATTGTGATATTGCATTCTTAAACAATTTATCCCGAAGTGCTATTTCATCTTGAAATAAATAAAATATAATACATCCAAATTTATATTTATCACTATTAATAGAATTAACAAGATTTGTCGGTGATATTATTGGAACAGACCCTTTGATTATATTCGAAATCGAACTCATTATATTATTTATCTTTATAATAATTTTCTATTACACTATTGGATAAATTCAATTGTGTTTTCACTCCCCTTTCATATAAAAGTTTGCCCACACGCAATAATGACTCATATGGTATCCCGAAATCTTCAATTTCGCTAACCTCGCCAATTTCTTTAATTTCTTTAATATTAATGATATCTTTAATATCAATGATATCTTTAATATATTTAATATTAATTTCACGATAGTTTAATAATTCAAATACAATCATCTCATTGTTTTCTAAATATAACTCTCGTAAAAGTTTTTTTATCATTATATTGTCTAATATATAATGATATATTTATGAGTTTTTAACAAATTACACATGAAGGGCATTTATTGTCTAGTTCAGGTTCAGGTTCAGGTTCAGGTTCTGGTTCAGGTTCTGGTTCTGGTTCAGGTTCTGGTTCTGGTTCAGGTTCTGGTTCAGGTTCTGGTTCTGGTTCTGGTTCAGGTTCTGGTGTGTCAGCATCAACTACAGTCCATATTTCCCAATGACAACCCCAATCGTCATATTTATATATCGAATACCCTTTATCTCCCCAATTTTTACCCCAACTATTTCTTATTATAAAACCAACATCTGTATACCCAACGATTGTCATTGCATGTCCTCCTAAAAAAATATCATTTTCAGATTTTTTTTTCCATATTTCTTTATCATAATTATATACAGGAAATGTTATGAGTGCTGGGCCATTTTCACATAATGCTTTTTTCAAACTAGCATTATCATTTATTCTTGCATATCCTAATATTTTGTGTTTTAATGCACTTTCTTTTATAACAGGATCTATATCCGTATGTGGGTCAGTGTTAACTAAATAAGGGAATTCACTTTCCAAACAAACTCCTACATTTTTTAAAATTCGCATGACATCTCTACCCGTCATACCATAATCTTCATTAATATCATCACCCCTTATAATATTATCATTCCAATAATCCCTATGATTATATATATATTGTGGTGATAACCACTCATCTAACCCATAATCTTTTTTTTCTTGCCATTCTTTAACACATGTTGCTGAAAACGCATAACAAGCACCCTGTGATCCCTGATTACGAATACTCTGTAATTCTGTTCTTAGGTCTAATGTATCTGGTACAATAGGAGATACTTTTGAATATTTCCAATCACGAATATCATCCATTGATTTTTTAATATTTAAAATAAAGCTGTTCATATACAAATAAATAATATTATTTAATTATTTAATTTAATTTAGTCTGAATTCATGACTTCCAATGAAACTCCTCCATGACCTAAATGCGATGGTAAAGGATATGTTGTTGATGGAAGAGATAAGGCAACACCGTCGCCACTGATACTTGTTATTATAATAAAAACTAAAATAGACAATACCATTAATACCAATACTCCATGCATACTATATATGCTTATGGCTCCGGATAATAATAATCCTGATATTATTAATGATAATATACTGTATCCAATATTTCCAAGCGGGAATATTCTATATGAAGGCATTTTAAGTGAAAAATCTTCTTTTTCTTCTTGTTTATCCATTATATACTATCTTTATATTTATTTTTTACCCTTTTTATATTTATTCTTCTTTGATATTTCAGTTTTAACTATATCTATCAATTCTTTTTTTGTTATTAAATCAATATTTCCTGAATGTTCCTTTGGTATGCTATATATTTTTTTTTTATATATCATATAAATCCCATATTGACCATTCATTACTTTTAATTCTTTATCAAATACTTTTATAACATTTTTAGTTCTATCTTCTATTTTTTCAATTATTTTTTCCAGCGTAATTTCACCCATTTTTTCAAGATTCATTACTACATCTACGCCTTTTGATGTATATTTTATATATTTCCCATTCCCACCCATACTTACCATAACATCCTTTCCTTTATGTTGACCCAATAATTTTGGATATGATAATAACTCTTTGGCCATTACAATATCAATTGATTCTATATTTATACTTTTTGGTATTCCTATCATTTTACCATCACATATTAACATTGGTCCATATTTTCCCTTAATTATCTTGTAATCATCCGTGCTAATAATCTCCTTATTGTAATTCTGTTTTAATTTTTTTAATATATCTTTTATAATTACATTCATTGGGTTATAATATGCTCCTATAACATCAGTCCATTTATCCTTCCCTGTTGATATATTATCCAATTTATCTTCCATTGTTGATGTAAATGAATAATTCATTAATTCTTTAAAATTTGTATCCAAATATTTACAAACATCCTTGCCTATTTGTGTTGGAACCATCTTTTTCTTTTCGGTATTAAATGTAAATGATGTTTTCTTTTGGGTTATCTTATTTTTCTCCAATTTATAATTAATAACATCCCGTTTTTCACCCTTAATTGTCTTGATCTCTGTATATTTTCTACTTATAATTGTATTTATTACTGACGCATATGTAGATGGCCTTCCTATTCCTAATTTTTCTAATTTTTTTATCATAGATCCCTCTGAATATCTCCCAGGTGGTTGTTTATATTTTTGATCACATGTAATTTTATTACATTCAATTTCATCACCATCAGTGTATTTTAACCGATTCTTCTCAATGTCAATCGATTTTTGCCCGTATATTTTTAAATATCCTTCAAATTTTAATAAATCTTGCTTCCCAATAAAAAATTCAACCCTTTTACTAATTGTTACCTCATAACTTTGGGAATAATATTCAGCACTCGACATTTGAGATGCAACTGTTCTTTTCCATATTAAATTATATAACTTATTTTGAAGCGAATCTTCAATACTTTTGTTATTTATATTTGTTGGTCTTATAGCCTCATGCGCCTCTTGAGAATTTTTAACTTTTTTATTATATGACCTGTTATGATAATACTTATCAGTATATTCATCGATAATATATGCTTTTAATTCTTCTTGTATATGATCTGATAACATTGTTGAGTCCGTTCGATGATATGTTATATGACCACCCTCATATAATTTTTGCGCTAAAATCATTACCATTTTTGATCCTATATTTAATTTAGAACATGCATCCTGTTGTAATGAACTGGTAGTAAAAGGGGGTGGTGGATTCTTGTTAAATAGTTTTAACTGGATATTTTGAATTTTGTATATAGATACCTTACAATCTTTTAAAAAATCGATATTTGTGATATTCTCGTCATTTTCCAAATTACTATTTAAGTCTCCTTTTAATATTTTATCAAATATTCCACAAATATGATAATACGCTTCTACTTTCGATTCCTTAAATTTATCAATTATTTCTTCTTTTTCAACTGCAAGTTTTAACACAATTGATTGAACTCTTCCGGCGGATAAAGATGGTCCTATGGATTTCCATAAGAGAGGGGATAATGAAAATCCAACAAGTCGATCCAATATTCTTCTAGCTTGTTGGGCATTTACCATATTCATATCAAGTGTTCGTGGTTTATTTACTGCGTTTTGAATTGCTTTTTTTGTAATTTCATTAAATGTAATTCTTTGAGTTGTTTTAACATCCAGTCCCAACACTTTACATAAATGCCATCCAATTGCCTCACCCTCCCTATCTTCATCTGATGCAATTATAATTTTATCAACAATTGTCTTGTACTTTTTTAATTCTTTGACTATCTTTTGATTTGTAATCTTATAAGTTGGTTTAAAGTTATTTTCCACATCAACTCCTAATTTCTTTTTCTCGAGATCACGGATATGTCCAAATGATGATTTTACTATATAATTATTTCCATTAAAATTTTTTAAAAATTTTTCGATTTTGTTTGCCTTTGCAGGCGATTCAACTATGATTAGATATTTCATAACTAATGATAGTTTTATTATTTTGATTTTTAATCATTTTTTTTATTATTTATATCATTTTTTCATTAATATCTCAATTCGTGTGAATGCAATATCCATTAATTCTGGGATAAATTCATGCATCTCAATGTCCTTTGATACATTATATTTTAATGTACAAATTTCTTTTTTTATATCTGGCTTTTCACTATCACTGCTCAATTCTAAAATATATTTAAATATTTTTAATAAAAAATTATATAGTTCCTCGTCACTCAAATATTTTATGTATAAATTATTAATTATTTCTTCTCTTAATTTTTTATCAATTGTACATGTTAATAACATTGCTCTTAATTCCTTGAAATTTTTTGTCAATATTTCGATCTCATTGTTTATCAACTTTTTTCTTACATAATTATTATATGTGTGTCTGAATGAATCTCTCACATGAATCGAAATTCTATTATTTTTTACAATTGACCTTTCAAGTTTCTTTTTTCCATTAATTGGATCTAATGCTAAAATACGGTCCCTTAATAATATTTGATCGTCGTTATTTGCATAATTATATTCTGATATTAATTTATTTATCTGACGGTGAGTCTCTGATTTTGTCCATTTATTATATAAAAATACGTATTCTTTAATTTTATTTTGTTTTATTAAATTACTATTATTTGCATCCAATATTGTATGAAGTCTAACTGAATCTAACAAAATCTGAGCATCTAATTTTGATCCCATTAATATCTTTTTAGTATTATATCTTATCAAATAACTACTTAATATAATTCTCGCATTATCGGGGTCGGATCCAATCTCTTTTAATTTGGTCGATACATCTGCTATCACATTTATATCTGCTATATATTTTTTCATTTGTATAAATGTTTTTTTTATAATCTCATCTTTTATATTTTTAAATAACATATATTTATGACATATACTTTATTATTGTATTGTCGGGTATGGTATTTATTATATCTTCAATGCTCATGTGTATATTATATCTTGTTTTCAATGACCTTTTCAACGAATGATGAAATTTCTTATTGTTAAACTTTCTGAAAATTGCATACTTAATATCTTTATTATATTTTACCATATGTACATATTCAATGTTCGATTTATTAATAATATTTTCATCATAAAATTTTATCTCATATTCTGGCAATGTCCATAATTTTAATTTAGGTAATATATATTTTTTTATCATTATTAAATCAGCATATGGATTCGGACGACTTCTTTTTAATCTTCTTGATATATCTATTTTTAATGACATGAATTTCATACCACAAAAATAAAAATGACAATCTGGTTTATCTAAAATATTATTAAAATTGTCTATTCCAGATATTCTTGACCACTCTTTCTTCCAGTTGTCCCAGTAAGGTCTATAATATCTATCCAATACTTCTGTTGTTATATCTATATCTACATTTTCAATACATTCTAACTGATCAAATAAATTATTTAAAATTATTTTATCATCTATTTGGGTATCTCTTATATATATATCAATGTCATTGAATTTTCTTAATCCATATACAGATAAAATAGAACTTCCCATTATTAATATATTATTGCGTATATTAGATGGAAATTTCTTCAAAATATTATATATTTTCAACAAATTTATTAAACAATATTGATTATCACAGTGAAATGATGGTATCTGATATTTAATCATTTCAAATGTACTTTCGTTCATTAATACCTTCTCTATTATATCCAATGCATATCTCTTTTTTAATATTATATCTGCATTTTCTATCCTCCCCTCATATATAAATACATTTATTATACGATCATCTTTGGATATATACGTTTTTTGATAGGGAAAAAAATTTAAATAAAATTTGTCTTCTTTTATATGAAGACGCCTTAATAATTTAAATCCCCTGCGACTATGGAAGCATATACTTATCATTTATTATTATTATTATTTAGTTGATATGAAAATAATCATTTTTTTGTTCCCCCGTAATAAGATACACCGTGTCCCATTTCTATCATTTTTGACATAACACATGTATCCCCTACATATATATTTCCTAATAATCTTCCAAATTTTCCAAACTTACCACACTCAATTGTTACAATTTTATATTCAATTAAACTTTTTAAATATACCCGAGCTTCCTTTGCTTTTTTAATTAGATGTGCTCTATTTTTAATATTTAACCGTGGCTTCAACTCAGGGCTATCGTACCCATACATTCTAACCTTTAACTTGATTATTTTCCCTCTGTATATAAATGTTACTGTTATAGTATCGCCATCATATACATCCACAACCTTACATAGTGTTCTATATCCATCAAAACTAAATAATTGCGTATTATCGTTTGTTGTCTTTCTTAGTTTTTTTTTAATTATACAATTACCCATTCTAAAAATTGATTTTTTTATATATTTGATTTACCATTATATATCTATATAATGAATAATCAACATACAATGAATAACGTAACTAACGTAACTAACGTAACTAATACATATAATCCTCATGTCAATAATAAACAATGGATTAAAATATCTGAAAAACAAACACCTAAAGGTGAATATTTTGAAGATCTTGTTTACGAGGATGATGGAAAGCTATATCATACAAAATATAGATATTATACATCAAGTAATACCTCAAAAACAGCACATAGACTTTGTTTACACGATTTTGAACTGGACCATGTTAATAAAAAACGTGTTACTTTGAAAAATAAATATAGTAAAGAAACTGCAGATATATGGACATCTACCGGTGAAGTAGAAATTTATTCAAAATGCCAGGTCGACATCGTTCGTGTATAATCCTAGTATATTCGGTATAATAATATATTTGATAGAAAAATCATTATAATATTCTTATCATTAAATGTAAGTGAATCGAAAGACTCTCCACTCGGCGAAGAATTATCAAACTCTCTAAATAAACACTTATTATACCTGAGTCTTGTTACCAACATTATAACATATATTATATATAACATCTTCTGAATACTCTTACTTTGAAATATAATTACACCTCCCAATAACCAATAAAAAAAAATATCATGCGATTCTGTAACAAGTCTTTTATCGTCATTATAAATACCCAATAATAAAAAACATGTGAATATCAATATGATAAATGTTAAAATCTTTTCATATGGCATGATATTCGTTGTTAATATATATATATTAACAAGCGTTGATACGATAATCGATATTAAAAATACTATTTTTTTTTCTTTGTATGTTGGATTTAATAAAATTGCCATATTATATTTTTATCTTATATTTTTATTATAATTTTTATTTAAATGGAAATAACCGAACTATTCTTCATTAATAATTCTAAACTATCTTGGATAAATTTGTTTATATCCTTCTTTATTTTCATATCATCTCTGAACTGTTCAAACTGTTTGCAACAATCTTCCGACATCTTATGAGGACCTTCTCTTAAATAAACATCATTTAAAATAAACATTGCAATCCTTTTCATCTTATCACATACTAATTTTTTAACAACTGTTCCCCATTTACCATTAACTAAAATGTCAATATGCTTACTACTTGTTGCAACTGGTTTAATATTATTATTTTCAGGATGACATGAATTAAAATGAATTTCCTCACTTGTTTTTTGTATAGCATTATATGGATGACCCATGAATGTTAATAATAAATCATCTGTTAAATAATCTATATTTTCTTCTCCGAAGTTATTTATTGTAAAATTATTTTGTATATTGTTTTGAATATTAAAATTGTTAATAATTGTAACTGACTGTGTTTTGGGATTCTTTTTACAATAATGTTTACGATGACGATAATAATTATTATTGTGTGCAAATTTTTTATTACAATATTCACATTTAATCTTTTCTTCCAATTTACAAACAACAGCATTATCTATATAACACATCTTGTACGCATCATATAATGTATCGTAATTATTTATCATATCGATGTATGATACATCAAGTGTATTTGCATTACACTTTTTTTTCTTTTCAAAATGACGCAACAAAAACCATCTTTTATTAAATTGTTTGTTGCATCTAAGACATATATGTTGAACATCCATTACTATATGTAAATAATATAAAATCTTTATATGGATTTTTTTGACCGACCCTGCTATATTTACCATTTTTTTTATAAAAGTAGTCATGACTACTTTTATTTTAAACCGACTCAAAAAAATCATATGATAATACCAATTGATTTTTAATTTATTTATAATATATTATAAATAAAAAGTATAATTCTGAAATATTGTTATGTTAAAGTAAACATATACGTATATGGATGTCCAGTTGTTTTTTGTATATTGTATAAAAAAGACAATGAGGCTATATTTATAGCATTGCTGTTATTATTATTATTTTTTTGAATATAAAATAAATTTTATACTTCACCATATACTTTCTTTATGAAAAAATATAAATAAATACATTAACTAATTTTAGATTTGTATTTACTTGTATTTATTTGTATTTATTTGTATTTTTGTATTTTTATAAACGATAAAATGAGGGTTTTTTTAAAAACAAAAAATAGTATTAATACTTGTTGTTAATATATTAACTTGTTCTCAATATAATATTTCGTTGATTTTTTGAAAATACATAACTCACTCATCCATACCCGGGTATATATACTTTTTATTTTTTCTAAAAATATTACACTTTATGCAATTTAAGTTGTTTTTTCAAAATAGTGTTTTTTGAGATTTCGGGTTTTTTGACCACTCACCGGAGGTGATTGATTTTTTAAGTCATTTTGGTCCAAAATATATAGCATTTTGGGTCATTATTGGCTATATTTGATCATGTTTGATTTCAAATATGCTATATTTTTTAGTCAAATGCTATATTTTTTAGTCAAATGCTATATATTATTTTATACATATTTAATTATGATATATTGCTAATTATATTTATATGGAAACCGTTGGTTGATTAAAAACAAATTAATGTTATTTTTTATAGAAAATATTTAAATTTAAAAAATAATATTAAATAAATATTTATTTTAACAATATCATGAATATTAAGTGTGGTATTGTAGCTCAAAAAATATTATAATTTTTATTTTAATATTTATATGACTGTTTTTCATAAAAATACAAGATTCATTTTATTTTTTGAAAAGTATAAAAATATTAACTATATTTGAGGCCATTTATGAAAATGGTCACTCCAAATCCCAGATTTTTCTATTTTTCTATATTTAATGATCTTTTTTTTGTAAAAAAGCTATTTTTTCATATTTTTTAGCATTTTTTTTGTATTTTAGAAAAATCTGAGATTTCAAATCACGTATTTTTGGTCATTTTTAACCTATTTTAACACATTTTTACAATTTAGTGGGTATATTTTTTTGACTATATGGTATGTTTGACCCCACCAAATGGTATATTTTTGATATAAAAATGGAGCTTTCGGGTATATACAGGGTATTGTATAATAATATATATAAACATAATATTACACAGATTCCAACTGGAAGTGAATATGAATAAATATAATTAAAAGTAATACATAGTTGCTTTTACTCATTTTGATCACAATCATTTTGAGTATGGTAATTAATTTATTTAAATAATTTATGTTGACCAGTGGAACATTCTTATAGTGTTTTGTATAAATATTCAGTTACTCATTATTTTTTAATATTATTATGTTTTTTATGTTAATATATAACAATTATACTATTTTTTGTATTTTTAATATGGTATTATCTTAGTATGTTTATATTTATAATTATATATATTATTATACTCCTCTCTATTTACTATTTTACTTTTAGTATTTAAATTAGTTTTTTAAAAAAGTCTAAAAATAAATAAATAAAATCTCTATGTATTTTTAAAACACTTTCCACTTTTATGAATCTCACTTTGTGATACCTCCGAAAACATCATTTATTGGCAATGAAAATAAACACGAGTATGGAGATTGTATGGAGAAAAATAATTATAATCGTTTAAAAAATGTGACGGTCACAATGATATGTATATTTTGTGACAACAGTGATAAGACCTATTATACGAATTATTATGTATTTTAAACTACTGTAAATCAAGGTAATGTTCATTTTTAGTTTTGGTGATTTTTTTCTTGCAAAAGTATCACAAAAAAAAACACGAAAATATTTATTTTTGATAAAATCATAAAAAATGCTAAAAATATTACAAAACACAAACTCTAAAAATATAGTGCCCGGGTATAATTAAATCTATAAAAAAATGATTAATTGATACTTAAAAAATATCATATTGTATGATATATAATAAAAATGGGAATCCCTTCATATTTCAGAACAATCCTCGAACGTTATCCAAAAGCTCACTTTTGGAAACCGAATGTTAAAACAGACTACTTATTTATTGATTTTAATTCAATAATTTATGTACAACTTGCAAAACTTGCTACCGATAAAAATGCAAATAAAACTGCAACCCAGATTGATAACCTTGTTATCAAATATACAATAGAATTCCTACAACACCTCATATGCGATGTAACCAAACCTCAAAAAATGGTATATATTGCATTTGACGGAACAGTACCAATGGCCAAAATGCTTCAATCGAGAGCAAGAAGATTTAAAAGTACAAAAATTATATCATATAAAAAAAAAATTAATAAGAAACATAACCGTAAAGGTGGTGTTGTATTTGATAAAATTAAATTATCACCAGGTACATCATTTATGGACAAACTTTCAACAGAAATTAAAAAAGCAATTAAATCTAAAAAGTTTAAGACTTATACCAAGGAGCCTATTGAATTTATTCTAAGTGATACCCATATACCAGGTGAGGGTGAGCATAAATATATGCCTCTTATTCGAGAAATTTCTGCAAAAGAAAATAACCCATCAATTACCGCATATAGCCCCGATGCCGATGTAATTGTATTAATGGTATCAACAAATTTTAATAATATGAGAGTTATTAGACCACCAGGTAGCACATTGGAAAGAGAACATTATCCAACTGAAGAATTTATTTATGTAGATATAGATGAAACAAGAAGAGCTTTCCTTGGGACTGCTCTAATAAATAATAATAATAATAAAAATAATAAAAAAATGGATATTAGAAAAGTTCATGATTATGTATTTTTAACAGCAATGTCTGGTAATGATTTTGTTGTACCGGTCCAATACCTTTCAATGAGAAAGGATCAGATGAAACAACTTATGAGATCATATAAAAAAATTTCAAATAACAAAAATCAGTTTTTGATAGAAATTAAAAATAATAAGACTACTATTAACAAAGATCTCTTTATAAAACTTCTTGAAGAGTTGGCAAAGTATGAAACATCCTCATTAAAAAATATGCAAAAACAAATCCATCGAACAAAAAAAAATAGACCTAAAAGAAGATTTAATACAGAATCAACACAAACCCCATATGATATTGATATTTCGAGATTTGAACATGAAGAATATTATTCGTCATATAACCCACAATATAATAAATATCAAAAAGAATTTGACAAAATCAATTATTTCAATGAAGAGTGGAAGTGTCAATATTATAATCATTTTCTACAAATTGATTGCAATGATAAAGTTGAATATGATTTATATTTAAAAAAAATTTGTAAAGAACATATCAAGAGTCTCATGTTTACAATGGAATATTATTTGACAAGCACCCCTGCATGGAATTTCGGATACGATTTTAGATGTGCTCCACTAATTTCAGATTTACTATCATATATTAAAAATACACCAAATGCACTTAATGTATCATTCGACAAAGGAACACCATATAAACCACTCGAACAACTTTACATGGTAGTACCACCACAAGCATCTAAATTACTTCCAAAAACATATAAGGATTTAATTACAAATATAGACTCACCACTAATTCAATATAGTCCGTGTGATTTTAAACTAGATGTTGTAATGGGTCAAAAATTTATTTATTCAGAACCAATTTTACCAGGTTTAGATGATAAAAAAATTATATCCGAATTAAAACAACATAAATTAACAAAAACAGAAATGAAAAGAAATGAACTCAAATTATTGCCGGAATCATTCATAATATAAACACGCCAAAAACAATAATCAAAAATAATAAAACCAATAAATACAGTAAATACAGTAAATACAGTAAATACACGTATAAAATAACATGTTAAATTGGTATGGATACTCATATGAGATTTTTTTAAAAAAACCCACAGTTTAACTGGTATTTTTTAAACGACGACCACCAATGCACGTGAAATTATTTTAATTGTTTTTTATTGTTTTTTATTGTTTTTTATATAAGAGTATGACATATAACACAATGGTATCAAAAACAGTTAACACAGTTAAAACAGTATCGAGTAAACTAATGAGTTATTTAAATAGTAGTTCGTTTGGATGCAACATTTCAATTATTTTAATTATCATATTTATTATTATTTTTATTTCATATACAGTTTATATTAATAATGAGGCAAATACATTAAATAATCAAATTAATCAAATTGAAAAATTTGATAATAGTTGTTATAAAAAACAACAATATACCGAAGATTCTATAAAATACCCGGTAATGTCTCCAAATATACCAGTTGACAATGAACAAAACACTCACATTGATTACGATGGTAATAATGTAATAAACGAGTCTTATGACGACCCTACTGGTATTAATGAGTCGAGTGTTAAATTAATTAAACCGCAATTAAAATATGATGGTATTTTTGATTCTAAAAGGCAATTTAATAACACAAGTGAAATACAAGGTTGGAATTTGTCAACAGATGATCCTATTAAATCAACTTATGGTGATAATAAACTTTTACCTCCAAAAAATTATCCTTTCTAATATTATAATGGATATAGCCACAATTGTAATTGTATTATTCATAGCATTTTTATTTTATTGTGAAAAATATACAATTCCTTCTAAAAAGAAAAAAATCGAACATTTTCATAGCAGTGGAATAAAAAATTTTTATAATTTTAAAACAGTTGATAGTCCAGATGGGACACACAGACCCCCAATGCAAAGTCCTTATCAATGTACATTAAATTTTAACTGTTCACATGACAAGCCATCTGATAAATATGGCAATGTATGTAAAAAATGTACAGCAAAAACATTTCCATCTAACATCGTAATGGCAAGAGTTGTTGGTAGTACAAAACAACAGATGAAGTTGTATTGATAATGTATTGAAATAATGTATTATAATTTAATTTATAATATTTTATAATATTTATAATAATTTGATGAAGTCATTCGAAATGTGTTAAACATTAATCTCCGAATGGTCCAGATTTTTCATATATTTTTTTATATATTTCTGATGTATCAGAAATAAAATAATCATTATTGATTGTTTCTTTAAAATATTTCTGAGTATATGGGTATTGTACTGCAATGCTATATGCAATTGATATATCATCTACAATTGACTGTCTATCATTTAAATGATATGTCATATGTCTATCAACATTCATACCATTTAATTCAAATTGTTGCATTTCTTTAATTGAAATATTAATATTTTTAATATCATCTAATGTCTTTTTAATAAGCCATTTTATTACCTCTATATTTTGATAAAATACAGCAATATGTAATAGATGTGAATATGATAAACAACCTTTGTTGTCTATCATTTTTAATAAATTTAAATCACCATCACTTGAGCTACATATTCCTTCAGCTATTTTTAAAAAGTTTAGAAAAGTTGTAAATTTTTTAATTTTAATTACTTTATTATGAATTCGAATTTCTGAATATTTAATATAATGATTATAGTTTTCATATGTAATCCATTTACACATGGAACTAATATATTCAGTTTGGATCCCCATGTCATGTGAATCAAATCCATAATATGGGAATATTTTTTGTTCATAAAAAGACGAATTATTGCGAAAAAATGCTATTTTTTCGTAGTCATTGCTTTTAAATATACCAATTGCAAGGTTATATTGCCAAGTATAATGAGTAAATGTTGTTTTGTAAGATTGTTTATTTTTAATAAACACATCCATGTGTAAGATCATCTTAATTTCAGCAAGACTCTTATGTATTCCTATTAGCTGTAGTAGATCGTTTTGGTAATCAAAATCGTTCCAAAAATAGTCAAAATTGATTATTGTAGGAATTGTATACGCTTTAACAATCATTGTTAATAATTGCGTATGTACCATGCCATATCCAATCATCTGATTTTTAAATAAGTCATATGAGTCTAATGATATCCAAAATCTTTTTAAAAAACTATGATTGGATGATTTAAGGATATTTTTTAATTTATCAAAAATATTACCATTTCGTGTAATATTTAAATAATAATAATTATTTTCTATTTCTGCAATTTTAAAAGATTTGTTTATAGATGCAAATCGTGTTATTTCACCAGTAAGTTTCATTATGTTTAACATAACTACAACTGGCAGTTGTTCTATATTTTTTATTGTTTTCATTTGTTTACATTGTTTGATTATAATATGTATATATTAAATCAGTTTTTATTAGAATGAATAAAAACTGATTTAAGTTCACATAATTGATAGTGTGAAATGATAAAAAAAATGAATAAATCATATAAAAGAAATACTAAAAAACGAAAGTTTTGTAAAGTAGAACACTTACGTAACTCAACATCTCATTATGTTGAAAAAACTGTTGAAATTGTAACTATATCACATAGTGATAAGACAAAACAATATACAATATCATTAAATGATAGTATGGAGTTATGTTGTACTTGTGGTGAGGTATACAATGATCCATGTAGAAAGAATTGTAGACATATATCCTTACTTTTAATACAATTGTATGGAAATTTCACGAATAGTCTAATTACAACCAAGAATAGAAAAATAGACACTGACTTACATGGTTTAATTGAAAAATTCAATAAAATGCTCAATTGATTGATCTGATTGATCTGAATGATCAAATTATAATTTTAACAAATATTGTTTATTTGTTAAATTGATTTAATAGTATTTGTAATATTAATATTATGTATTAAATTAATAAATTTTGTATATATTTTATATGGGATTACATCTAAATTAATAAATTCTTTATTATACATTGTTGAATATAGTTGTTTTTTATCAAATTTTATTAGCCCAACCCATTTATCAGCTCTATAATTTATACATTTTCCGCCTACTGTGTAAAAATCAATATTTTTGTTATTTTTTATTAACTGAAATAAATCTTTGTCTTTGCTAATAATGGTGAAAGGGCCTTCTTGAAATTTAATAAACAATGATATAATATCATCTGCTTCTGCACCATCTACCTTTACAACATGACATTTGTGAATAGCCCTGAATTCATGAATTATATCAGTATACATAATGCTAAAAAAAGCACCCATTATATTAACATATGATGAATTATTACAATTCTTGTATTCTTTGTTGATTTTTTTTCTCCAAATAGATGTTCTTGGACAATCTCGTATAAAATATACATTATTTGCTTCTGTCTTGTGTCGTGATAAAATTTGGTATAATTTTATCGATGCTTTATGTTTAAATTTTTCAAGCATTCTGCTGAGATTTTCATTTGTTATATCATTCTTATTATTAATTATTGAATAAATTGTTGTAAATACGAAGTAACCCGTGTCAATTAAAATTTTTCTTTTCATTTGTGTTAATTATAATAACTGATTTAATATTATTAATTAATCATTTTTTATATGTGTTCAAACTATATGACTAATTTAAATATTTTAAATGTTGATGAATTAACAACTGAAATTAAAAATATTAATATAAATATTGTAAATAATGGAATTAATAAGAAAGAGTCTAACAAGTATAATAATGCAAATATTGTCATTAAAAATATAAATATCAATTCCACAAATAACTATAAAAAAATCCCTGAAATTAGAAATACATACGTAGATCCAACGAATTTATTGGAACCAAAAGGTATTCTCGATCCAGAAGGCAAAGAACCAAATCCATTAACAGGGGAACCTTATAGTGATTTATATCATAGTTTATCCAAAATGTGGTCAAATTTCCCAATATATAAATTAAAAGACCAAACAATTAAAGATATCTATGAAAATCAAGTCACTTTAATTGTATCTGGGACAGGAAGTGGTAAAACAGTGTTAACTCCTAAATTTGTATTACATGCAATGAATTATCAAGGACGGATTGCAATAACAAACCCAAAAAGGCTTCCAAGTGAAGAGAATGCAAAATTTGCAGCAAAAACACTAGATGTTAAACTGGGAGGTGCGGTTGGTGTTAAATATAGAGGGAGTAATAAGGATCATTATTCAAAAGTAGAAACAAAATTGCTTTATTGTACAGATGGGTATGTTTTGGCACGATTAATGTCTGATCCAATGTTATCTGATTTAGATTGTGTTATTATAGACGAAGCTCACGAAAGAGGTGTCCAGATTGATTTATTATTATTATTATTAAAAGACTTAATTAAAAGAAGACCTGATTTTAAATTGATTATTATGAGTGCAACTGTTAATGAAAAAATATTTATTGATTATTTTCCACCAAATGAATTTAAATTTGCATTTGTAAATGCTGGTGAAAAACCAAACTTTCCAATTAAAGAAATCTTTTTGGAGAAGTCAATTAATAAATTTGATGATAATAAAAATCTTGTAAATAAAAATTACATTGAAGCATCTGCTAAAAAAGCAGTAGAAATATTAACAACTACAGATGAGGGTGATATATTGATTTTTTTTGCAGGGAAAGGAGAATCAGCAGATGGGTGTGTTTTTTTACATAAGATGATTTCTCAAATTAATAAAGAACTCGACCGAAAAATCTATTGTGAAATTTTACATTCAGGTACAGACAATGAAACAAAAAAATATATAACAACAGCCAGTAATTTTAAAAATCACCCAAAAGGTCCTTATGAAAGGAAGGTTATTTTTGCAACAGAAGTTGCAGAATCATCAATTACGTTTGACGGTGTTGATTTTGTAATTGATTCCGGATTAGTTAATCAAAATCGTTATTATCCAAGAAAAGGAATGACTTCGTTGGAAAAGATTTATATTTCAAAGGCATCCCACACCCAAAGAAAGGGTCGGACAGGAAGAACTAGGCCAGGTACATGTTATAATATGTTTACTAGCGATGAGTATGAAACACATTTTTTGAAGTACGCACCATCTCCAATCACCCTTGTTGACATATCTGATTATGTATTAAAATTTTTTGCAAGAGAAGATTTGGTAACACATGCGGAATCCCATTTTTCTTACCCAAAAAAAACAAATAATAAAACAAATAATAAAACAAATAATAAAACAAATAATAAAACAAATAATAAAACCATTCAGCCAGTTTCCTTGGCTCATTTTTTTAATAAATTTATTGAACAGCCTCATGAAGAATCTGTTAAATTTGCATTGCACAAAATTTTGTCATTAGGTGGTATCCGCATTGAAGATGATAAATTTTATTTAAATGATATGGGTAAATCAATGGCAGATTTTGATACATCGCCTGAAATTGGTAGAATGCTTATAGCGGGATATAATTATAAATGTAGGGATGAGATGTGCACCCTTGCGGGTATATATTCATTAACTGGTTATAGAATGGATTCATTAATTGATATGAGATTTAGACCACCAAGGACATCAGATAAATCAGAAATTATAAAAGCAAAAAAAAAACATGAAAAGGGTATTAAAAAATTAACCTCAAGTTTAGGTGACCATATAGCGCTTCTTAATATTTATAAGGAGTTTTCAAAAAGACGATATGATAAGATTAATCATAGGTCAGGGAGAGTTGTTTCTGAAAAAATGGGAGGTGCGAAAGAGTGGTGTAAAGAAAATTTTTTAAATTATAATAGATTGGATAAAATTAAATATGAAAGTAAATCATTCCAACGCAAATTTGGTTTAGCAATTGGTAGAGAAAAAAGTTTACATCCAAATAGAAATCCTGTCTCATTATTTTTAACAGTAAAACCCATATTATCTGATAATAAAGATGAAAATATTTTAAAAGCAATTTTAAAAGGGTTTTATATAAATTTATTAAGAAAAGAGGGGCGAGTATATTCTTCGTGTTCAAACATTTATGCAGATAAAACAAGAGCAAAATTATCAAGAGATTCTTTATTTGCTATCACAAAATCATCATCTAAATATGCAGTATATACTCAGCTTAAATCAATATTTGGAATGGCATCTTTTGGGATCGTATCAAAGGTTCCACCTAGAATTATTACAGAATTGGAATCAGACCCTGTTCAATATGTAGTATTAGAAAATTGTTTTAAACCCATCTCTAATCAACAAAATACTGACAAGAAATCTGGCAAAAAATCCGGCAAGAAATCTGGCAAAAAATCTGGCAAAAAATCCGGCAAGAAATCTGGCAAAAAATCTGGCAAGAAATCTGGAAAGAAATCTGGAAAGAAATCTGGGTCAAAAAAAAACCAATAAATATAAAGTATTATAGTATATGGATTTGCAACAACCAAAACAAAGAGTGAGTAATCCACATCCTCTCAATTTTGAAAGAGGATGGGTTTTGATTGGTGAAGTGTTTAAATCAATTACAATTCTAATAATGTTTGTTTTAATTAATTTTATTGCAACCACGATGGGTTCTAAAACTAGAGAAATAATGAGCCAAAAATATTGGTATAATAAACAAATAGTTGTATTTTTAACATTATATCTTGTAATAAATATCATGTCATTAAAAGGATTGAGATTATATCCGGCATACACATTATTAATATCAATTGTTGGTTGGATTTTATTTAATTTAATGACAAGTTTGGGAGAAGTTTGGGCTATTCGTTCACCTCCAATAACATGGCTTTGGTTAACATGTATTCCTCTTATTTTATTTTTCATTTCAAATGATTTCTATAATTATTATTCCGAATTAGAGCCGAATGACCATAATAAATATTACACAAATTTATGGTTTAATATAATTAAAATTTTAATAGTTATAATAATTTTTCTTATAATAACGGGGTTTATTATCGCTTTAACTAGTGCAAAAAGTAAAAAAGGATTTAATTTTATTAATTTTTTCTTTTCAATAAACAATGCATAAACAATGCATAAACAATTATTTTTATAATATATTATATGAATAATTTAAGTAAAGATTTGAAAAATGTTAAAACATTTTGTATTAATTTGAAAAAAAGAAAAGACAGAAAGATTAAAATGAAAAGATTATCAAGAAAAAAAAATATAAAATTTACAATAGTAAAAGGTATCGAGGGAGGACATATTGGTTGTAAAAAAACACATTGTCAAATTATTAAAAATGCAATTAAAAATGGGGATGATAAAATTTGGATAATGGAAGACGATATAAAGGTTGTTGCGCCGTTACAGATAAAAGAATGTCCAGAAAAATGGGATATATTATTTTTAGGAGGCGAAATAATAAGAAGGAATAATATATTAACATCTACATCAACGGATGAATGGATCCGATGTCAATCATATTTTACACATTCATATATTATTAATTTGAAAAATACAGAGTTGGTGAATAAAATTTTAGAAATTGAAAATAATCAAGATATAGAAAGTTACAAACAATTTATTACAATGGATATATGCACCAAATATTTCACATATGTACATAATCCTATTTTAATGACACAATATGATAATTATAGTGATTGTGAGAAACAAGATGTCAGTTATGAATTTAATATGATTCAATCAACTAAAGGTTTAAAAAAACCAGATCATAGTGTAAATAAGAATGGTGAGCATATTTTAAGACTTGATAAAATCAATGATTTACCATTTGTTTCAATTTTAACACCAACATTTAATAGAAGAAATATGTTTCCAATTGCAATTAGAAATTTTTATAATTTTGATTATCCTCCTGAAAAACTACAATGGGTAATTGTCGATGATTCTACCGATAAAACTCAATCAGTTAAAGATTTAATTCCACCGAATGATAGTCGAATTAAGTATATACAGCTGGATACTTGGATACCAAGTATGGGTGAAAAAAGGAATATATGCGTTCATCATGCAGATCATGAAATTATTTTACACATGGACGATGATGATTATTATACACCTCAGAGTATTTATGCACGAGTTGCTATTTTATTAAAATATCATAAACAGGGTATTAGATTAGTTGGAAGTTCTCAAATAGGAGTTTATGATATTTTAGATAATTCAAGTAATATTGCAACTGATGGTGAATTTTCTTTATCAGAAGGAACAATGGGATATTTTAAGAGTTTCTGGGAAGAGAAAGGGTTTAATAAAGATGATACATCATCTGAATATATGTCTTTTATGGAAGGTCGATTCCAAAATATAATGGATATTCCTTATTCATATATAATGATTGCGTTTAAACATGGACATAATACTGTTGTCAAAAAAACAAAACAATCAATTATTAATAAAGTCACAAAAGAAAATCACAATTTTATTGATGATTTTGATGAGGATACAAAAGAGTTTGTACTTCAATTACAGAAGTATCTTATAAATAAAGTAGATGTAGATGTTCCTGATTTTGATATTTTAGAAATGTAATAATACTGTGCTATAATATTGTGCTTATAATACTGTGCTATAATATTGTGTTTATAATACCTTGTCAAATTCATTACCAGACCCATTGTTATCATATTCCAACTTATTAAAGTATTCTATCATTTGATTAGTACCAATACCCATCCCAATATGCCATATAGCATGTCCAAATATCATATATTCATTGCAGTAATGTTCAGTTGTTATCCATGTAATTGCTGAAATGATACAAATGAAAATCCCTTTTAACCCTGTATTATTAGTATCTTTGAGTTGTTTAATTGATTGATAATATAATGGAACAATTAAACCAATCTCAATCCCAAATAGAACAGGGAAAAATGCATCAAACCATATAAAAACATCAAATACTAATAATAATACATTAAATAGTGTAAGTAATCCTAAATACTTGTTTGGATATTTTAAGCTAAATAAAATATCAGAAATACTAATCCATATAGGTAATACCATGCTAAATTCATCGAACAGTTTAAATATATACCAGCTATTCCAGTGATACAGGAATGATCCAATCCCATTGACAAAAATTGTCCAATAAACAAGTGTTACAGTTTTTTTTAATTTTGGATTAGACAGTGCTTTATAGCTAATATAACATAGGAATATTGATGTAAAGGCGTTAATATATTCTGGTCTATATGGATACACTTTTTTTTCACAAAATTTATTTATTTCATAATTGTAATCCATTTAATATATCTAATTAATTTTTATAACAATAAATAACCGAGCATGAATTTATTATATTTTAACATAATATAATGAGTTATAATGATTTAATACCTTACGGTTTAAATGATACATATGAAAATGTATACCAATTTATTGAAGATTTAAATAATTTACACCCCAATATAATACCCCAAATGGCATATTTTATAAAAAAATTATTACATAAATATAATGTGAATGGGTCAATTAAAATTGATTGGAATTGTCCATTGTATGGAACAGTTTTTTGTGGGAAAAAAGGACTAAGACAATTATATACAGATCTAATTCAATTTAATAGCAAGGGGAAAACTATGTTATTGGTAGTTGTTAATTATTGGCACCAAGTAAATAAAAGACAATGTAAAACAATTAATCTTGAAAATTCAATATTTGAGCATTATTGGGGAGAGTCTATAATATCTAATAGTGATATTATAAGTGATCTAAATGATATTGTAATTGTGGGACCAGGAGTAGATCTTGGTAATTTACAGAGGGTTGTATTAAATGCACCAGACATTCAAATGACAATCAATAGTGATTTATAGCTAATATATTATTGGTCTATATTATTGGTCTATATAGATGCATTTTTCACAAAATTTATTATATTTTTACATAATATAATGAGTTATAATGATTTAATACCTCCGGGTTTAGATGATACATATGAAAATGTATATCATTTTATTGAAGATTTAAATAATTTACACCCGAATATAATACCCCAAATGGCATATTTTATAAAAAAATTATTACATCAATATAATGTAAATGGGTCAATTAAAATTGATTGGAATTGTGCATTATATGGGACAGTTTTTTGTGGGAAAAAAGCGATAAGACAATTATATACAGATCTAGCACAATTCAATAGCAAGGGCAAGACTATGTTATTGGTGGTTGTTAATTATTGGCATCAAGTAAATAAAAGAAAATGCAAAACAATGAATATTGAAAATCCAATATTTGAACATTATTGGGGGAAGTTTATAATAATATCTGATACATTGGATAATGGTACCAATAATACAAATTTAATAAGCGATCTAAATGATGTTATGATTGGGTTATCAGGAACAGGTCTTGGTAAATTAGGAGGGTTTATATCAAATACATCAGAATATGCAAAGTCTCATTATTATAGATTTAATGGAGCGTCGGAACATGATGGGATATTTGCAGAGTCAGGGTCTAATGGCACAAAGGCGAGATTTATATGTATACAAATACCGTCAATGATGAATTTACCAACATATTATTATTCGCACAATAATACAACATATTCTATCCAAGACCACAAACAACTTTATGAAATTAAACTATCATGGATTGGGGGAAGTAATACAAATGGAGGAGACAAGGCTGATGTTCATAGTTGGCCAAGTGGAAATTATTTGAGAAAAGCAGAAAATTTTCATTTAATATTTTATGATGATTCTCACAATGAAATAGGTAAATTTACTTTATGGGACACAGTTTCAAACAGAGCTAGTGATGGATCTTTACCACCACAGGGAACTGTTATTACAAATGTTTATCCTGGAAAAGAATTTACAACAACAATATTTACAAGATTACATTTTGGACATTTACTTCATAATATAAAATCATTCAGAATTCATCAAGATCGATATACACATGTATTGGATAATTATGGAGTAAAACATATTGAATTGAAATACAAGTATATAATATAATAAAAATGCATAGGACACTGCAAAATAAGAGGTTCTTTAACATCTTTCTTGTAAAAAATTAATTAAAAATACATCAGATTTTTTTGGGTTGATTTTATGATCCAATGAATAATCAACTAATTCCTTATATAAATAATTTTTTCTACAGATTGCAACAGAATGATTTAACTTGATTGCAATTTCTTTTATAAGTTCTTTTGAGTTTTTATTTAATCGCATGCCATTTATATATTCTATATTAGCAGCCCATGTTCTAAAATATTTTGTAGTGAACTCTCCAAATTTTTTCAAATAATTATTAACAGAATCAGCAGAGATATATGCACCGTCGTATGTAAATATATGTTTCCCTTTTTCTTGTTTTAGTGAATTAAGATTTTTTAATAATTGTTTATCATGAATAACACATTTATTCTCAACACCTTTTTTCCCAATAAATTTAATTTCACTTCCTTTTAAATTAGTATCCCCAATAGTTGAAATTCCATCTGAATTATATTTTTTTTTATATTTTTCATTTCCAATTCTAAAATTGCATGCCATAATGACTTGTAACATTATAGCAATCAAATATTTTTTTTTATTTTTTTTATTTTTAACATCAATATTAATTTGTTTTTTAATTTTTGGTAATTTTTTTCCGAATTCAATTAAATTACAATATTTTATTTTTTGTTGTTTATTGGTAAAATCGGGATGATATAAATATTGGCTTCTCATATCAACGTCTTTACATTTAGCGATAACTGTTTTTGATTCTGGTGTTAAAATAACATCAATATATCCTGGTGGTATTCTTAATTGTTTCATTTTACCCTCAATTATAATAATCTTTTTTTTATTAGTTATTTGAATACCATTGGAAAAATATTCATATCCATTTTTATTTTTTTTACGATGTATCATCTAATAAATATAGATATTATAATATTATAACTTAATATATGGAATTATTAACATCGTGTATGATAATAATAATAGGGATATGTATTAGTATTCTTGGATATTTAATAAAAAGAATAATACAAAAATCAAATTCTCATTCGTTTATGATTAATAGACATATAATACCTGGATTAATAATGATTATTTATATGATATATTGTACTTGTTATAAGAATATTGATATTATAAAAGATTTTTCAACAACAAAATATGAAATTTTAGCATTAACCATATGTTCGATAGTAATTGTTGCACTAGAATCACAATTATATGAAAAATATAATGTAAGTTATATTGGACCGTTTATCATATTATCTGCATTATTATCATCTATTATTATGGAGATGTGTATATACAATGAAACAATTAGCCGAAATAATTATTTAGCATACATATTAATTATAACGGGATTGATTGTTTTGTCATTTGATAAATAATTTAAATGAAATCTATATAAACAATACTTAATATAATTAATATTATGAACGAAATAGATCAATCATTTCAAACAAAGTGGACATTATGGTTCCACAAAGTAGATGACTCGGATTATAGTATATCGAGTTATAAGAAATTATATGAAGTTAATACGATTAAAGATTTTTGTAAAATGGTGAATACAATTCCATCATTCACATCCGGTATGTTTTTTTTCATGAAGGGTGACATAGAACCCCTATGGGAGAATGAAGATAATATTACAGGTGGTATGTGGAAATTCAAATTAACAAAAAAGAGTTCCAATGAAATATGGAAAACAACAATGGCATCATTGTGTGGTAATTCTTTAACGAATGAACCAGAAAGTATGAAATATATAACAGGAATATCAATTAGCCCGAAGATTACAAATTGTATTATTAAGATTTGGAATAATGATAATTCAATTACAAATGCATCTGATTATATTAGAGAACAAGATGGTCTTGATCTTAAAGGTGTACGGTATCAAAAAAACATGAAACCCCCGTCAAAAAAGAGACGGTGATAAAACCCCGGTGATAAAACCCCGGTGATAAAACCCCGGTGATAAAACCCCGGTGATAAAACCCC